AGGTTGGAATGATTACTTACTACATAGTCCTTGTAGTGTGCGGCTTGCTTGCCATTGCAAAAGACGATTTAACAAATTCATAACGCTCTTCGGGGCGTTTTTTTGTGAGGTTCTATGAAGCATTTAGTCATTCCAGATACCCAAGTCAAACCTAATTCACCTACTGACCACCTAAGATGGGCAGGATTGTATGCGGCAGAGAAAAAGCCAGATGTTATCGTGCATATTGGCGATCATTTTGACATGCCTAGCCTATCATCATGGGATGTTGGGAAGAAGTCGTTTGAAGGCCGTAGATACAAGGATGATATTGAGGCAGGGATACACGCAATGGAAGTATTCTTACAGCCTATACGAGAGGAGCAACAACGGTTAAAGGTAAACAAACATAAGCAGTGGCGGCCTCGCATGGTGTTTACCCTTGGCAACCATGAAAATCGTATTGAACGCGCCATTGAAAGTGATCCAAAACTGGATGGTCTGATAGGCTACAAGGATTTACAGTTGGAAGAGATGGGATGGGAGGTTTATGATTTCCTTGATGTGGTGATTATAGACCAAATCGCATACGCTCATTATTTTACATCTGGGATAATGGGTCGCCCTGTATCCAGTGCTAGGAATATGCTCAGTAAAAAGATGATGTCCTGCATTATGGGTCATGTTCAAGATAGAGACATTGCCTATGGCAGGAGAGCAGACGGCACAAACATTTTAGGATTGTTCTCAGGGATTTATTACCAACATGATGAGGATTACCTTACCCCACAAACTAATTCGTCTTGGCGTGGTGTGTGGATGCTGAACGAGGTTGCTAATGGTGGATGCGATGAGTTGCCAGTTTCTATGAACTACCTACGGAACAAATACCAAGGGAAATAAAAAGCCCCCATGAGGAGGCTTTGGCAGGGTTAGCTACTCTTAGGATATATAGCAATCCTTAACGCATTCATTGCAAAGCCCAGTAGCATATTGATTTAGAGTGCAAACTACCACGTATATGTTAGGTATAGGCCAGTATTTGACCTCGTAAATATCACTAGCCCAGTTTACCAATTTACCATCGTCTACGGCTTTTTTTACTTGCTCTATTGTTTTCATTGCAACCATGCGTTGTTTCTGTGTCATGTTAAAACCCTCCTACGTGCATATGGTAGCCCATGACCAACACGGCCACGGTTAGGCCTGCTATGAAAGAAACGGTTATATCCGTCCTATGCGTCGATCTAACGGCCTTGTCGTGTCTTTTAAGGGCAATATACCTCTCAGCCCTTTCGTTCCTGTTACGTGTTTTTAATGCTTCGATATTCTCTAGTCTCATGCTGTCACCTCATAATAAAAACAATTCAATACATACCTGTGCCGTTGATCTAACATAAACTCTTTTTCGGCTGTATAGGTAAATTTGTTGAAATCAGAGGTATAGCGGTTATATGCGTTTACCTCAACCTGATTTAATACTCTATTAGTAAAAGGCGATACTAGATCGCCATGTTTAGCCATTGGTTGCTGTCGATTGTCTCTCATGCTGTCACCTCCTCATCTGGTATGTAAAATATTATCTCAACTCGCGTACCATGTAGATCAACCATTTCCTCGCGGTAATTACACGCTACATTCTCAGGCATTTGTGAAAGCCAGTGTGTAAATTCGCTATGTTCGTACAGGTCGTTAGTTTTCATGCTGTCACCTCATTAAGTTTTAATTCTGCTTCTTTGTATGTATCAAAAAAGAACTCTTCACCGTCGTCGTAATCTGTAACTAGATATTCGACATCACGCCCTAGCATACTGCAAATAGTAATGCCTTCCTCCAGTGCTATGTATACATAACCGCTATTAGCATTGAAACCAATACCGCCTACGTCTGGGATATAAGGCAATTCAGTCAGTGCTAAAGCATTAAAGCATTTGGCTAAACCTTTAGTTTCACAAAATGAAAAGCTTTCTAGTCCGTGTATTTGTATAGTCATGTTGTATTACTCCTAGTTGTTTAAATAGTTACAATAAAAGGCACTCAAAGAATGCCCTTGATTTAACTACTTAGATTCTAATTCAGCCCACTCAATCATTTCTAAAGCTTCTTTTAATCCATAGACGTAGTTCATTGTGTTCTCACTAATTCGCTTGCCATAACCTTGTTTAACCGCTTCCTTAGTAAAATACTCTATTCTCTTACTGATGTTCTCTTTTGCCATATCTAAGTTTGTCATGTGTATGTACCTATATGTGTATGAATGTGTAGTAACTCTACTTTATACATTGACAACTGTCAATAATGAATACTCATTAAAAACAAGATTAATATAACTTTTACTCATATATAAGGGGTAAATAAGGTATAATTGGTCAAATAATGATCAATCTGGTTAAAAAATGATCAATTAAATCAACGGTGTAGGAATAAATAAACTAGAGGATCAAACGATATGGCACGTCCCAAAGGAGCACTAGGCAAGAACAAAGCATTTTTACTCAATCGTCTAAAGGATATGTATGGGAAGGACTTCGACCCCATCATGAAGGCGGCAGAACAGGCTCATACCCTCGACCAGTTGGCACAGGAAGACCCCACTGTGGCTAATCAACGCGACTCTATAGCGTCATGGCTCAAGATAGCAGAGTATGTAGCACCAAAGCTGAAGGCCATAGAGCACAGTACAGGGGACACAGGGCTAACGGTAAGCATACAGCGCAAGAAGTATGACGGTGGGGCAAACGATAAGGGCTAGGGCTGGATAAATATACAGTGGATGGATATACAGTACCCCCCCTCCGAAGGCGCGCGTTATGTGTATATATATGTCCCTCCCAAAAAAAAATTATGACGATTCATAAGATCAGACCTGACGTAGAAGACCTCCTAGAAGCTCATATAAAGCGTTCTAAGGACTTTATTTTTATTTCTATAGGCGACCTAGGGGTTGAGGTAGGAAGTACGCTTACAAGTGAATCTGAGGTGTTTTATCTTGAATTAGCAAAAACACTTGTAATGAAGGATTGGTTAAGGGATGATAATTAAATGATAAGTCTTAATACGGATGAACCTGTGAGTGATGCTGATTACGAATTGATTGAAGCTTTTTGTATGGCTTTAATTGATAAAGACTTATACGCGATGAAAGAAGTTCTGTATGTGTTAGACGAGAAGATGTTTAGTGAGTGTGTTTGTTTAGAAGAAACGTGTATATGCGGTAGATGGTAAGGAAGGTGGTGAATGGCAAAGAAAGGCACAAACATAATTCATAAGTTAGACAAAGAAACAAGAGATAGACACTTCCCTGAATACAATGGTGGTAAGGGTAGTCATGCTCGTAAGTCTACAGCGAGTAGTCGAGAAGTATTTAAATCTAATTACGATAAGATAGACTGGTCAAAATAACAACGAGCTTAATTACGGGGTTGTAATGAGAATTGAATACAACTTGATGCCACAAGGCCAAGTCCTGCAAGATTTTAATGATTGCCGCGCAAGAAACTCTTTTATCATGGGGCCGTTAGGTTCTGGTAAGACAGTCCAGTGTATTCTTAAACTGTTTGACCTCATGTGTGAACAAGCACCTGTTAAAGATAAGAAACATAAGAACTATGGTGTACGCTTATCTAGGGTTATTGCCGCGCGTAATACTTATTCTGAACTGTTCTCTACTACGATTAAAGACTGGCTAGAAATACACGGTGAGTTAGGTGACTTCAAACAAGGTAACAAGGAGCCTCCTACACACTTCATACGATTTAAACTAGAAGATGGCACAAGGGTAGAGTGTGATGTTGTCTTTATTGCGTTCGACCGTCCTGAACACGTTAAGAAAGCTAGGGGTATACAGACTACATGGGTGTGGTTAAACGAGACTAAGGAACACGCTAAGGCTGTTTTAGATATGTTAGACCTTAGACATGGTAGATACCCCTCTAACAAGGAAGGTGCGCGTCCTACACATCATGGCATCATAGGAGATAGTAACGCCCCTGATGAAGACCATTGGTATTTTAAACTAGCAGAGATAGAAAGACCTGATGATTGGGCATTCTACAGACAACAAGGAGGGGTACTAAAGGACGGTGAAAGCTGGATTATTAATAAAAATGCTGAGAACCTTACTAACCTTCCTAATGACTATTA